CACTGGTATGTTGGCTTGATGAGGCTCGCATACTACAACATAAATTTCATTACTAATTCCTTATTTTTTATAAATGAGCATGATGTTGCTCTAGAAACATCACGCGTATCGCAGGTCTCACCTGCACTTCATAGAGTTTCTTCTTTTGATGAAGATGATCTTATCTTTCGATTGGAACGTCGAATTGAGGAACTCCAGACGAACTTGGGTAGAAAGTATCGTCACTGTAAAAAGTTGCAAAAACAAATTGATGAGCTTGTTGGCTTAAGATTGGTTTCGCAATCTGGTTCAGATGATGCCCCACCTCCTGGTATGATGGAGATGGAGTCTCGACCTGCAACCACAGAACAAATCACAGCATTTGCCGACCAAGATGCTGGATGGACTACGGAAGTTCGTGGAGCTTACGAGGCTACTATGGATCTGGGTAATAACTCAGACACTGACCTCGGTAAGTTTTTAGAACGACCTATTCGTCAATCAGCACAGTCTTGGGTTGTCGGGGATGAATTATATTATAAATTCAATCCTTGGGCAGCTTTCTGTGAAAATCCATATGTTCGAAATAAAATTACTAATTATCAACTATTGCGCATGAAATTACATTGCAAAATGGTGATTTCAGGTACTAAATTTCACTATGGTAGGGCACTTGTGTCCTATAACCCTTTCTTGCGGGGTGATGAAGTCACTGTCGAACGTGCCTTTATTCAGCAAGATCTGATTCAAGCTTCTCAAAAGCCACATCATTTCCTTAATCCTACTACTAATACTGGTGGAGAACTATGTTTGCCTTTCTTTTATGATAAGAATTACATGGAGATTCCTTCAGCGGATTGGAATAATATGGGAGAAATAACAATCAAATCATTTGGTAACCTTTTGCATGCGAATGGTGGTAACGATCCTGTAACTGTTACTATTTATTTGTGGGCTGAAGATGTTGTACTGACCGTGCCTACTTACTCGTCTGCACCAGTTCTTGTTTCGCAAGCTGGTAAGTATGCAAATACCATAAATGGAGATGAATATGGGTCAGGTATCAT